CGGTAGCGCCCACGGTCGCCGCGAGGCCGCCCTTCGGGTTGGCGGTCGTGAACCGGGCCATCAGCGGCCCTCGTGGCAGGCGGGGCCGCGGGGATGTACGCTCAGGGGATGCGAAAGATCCTGGCCGGGCTGCTCCTCATGGCCGCGTGCAGCGAGCCGAACTCCTACCCGGGCACCGACGCCGCCGTGCCCTACAGCCTGACGTGGACGTGCCAGGCCGCGTGCAGCCCGAAGCCCGACATCGTCGGGACGACGACGCTCGCCGTCAGCGGCCTCACGCTGACCTACGGCGGCGGCCCGGGCGGCGTCGTCCACGTCGCCACCGGCCTGGATGCCGGCGGATGCCTGAGCGTCCCGGCCGCGGCGCCAGGCGCTCCTGGCGAGGATGGGCGCATGGCGTACCAACTCTGCCCGGTGTCGAACGGGTACAACGCGGTCGTCCGGTGGAACGTGGCGACCGGGCTGCGGTGGCGCGTGCAGGCGTGGCGGTAGCATCACGCGACCTGCACATCGACCGTGATGGTCGCACCGTAGCCGCTCGCCTTGAGCACGACGTACTTGGAGCGGTCGACCGGAGAGGACGGATCGCGGACCTCGACGATCCATCCGTTCGCGAGCGCGCCGCGAGGACATGACTCGCGCACGTACGTCGGGACGCGGCCGAGGCCGTGAGCGACGGGCGTCTCGATGCCGTCGGCGAACTCCACGTCGGCGATGACCTTGGCGCCCACGAACGGCTGCTTGGCCAGCTCGTTGATCTTCGCGGCGTGGTCCCGCATCACGTCGTCGACCTTGCGATCGTCGAGGCGCGGCGCGATGGCCGGGCGGATGCCGGGCGTGCCGGTGCGCCCGCTCACGGGTAGGGCCGCCGGTAGGTGAGGAAGTCGCCGTCGTCGATGTCGCGCGCGACCTGCATCCGGTGCGGCGTGTTGAAGCTGCGGGACAGCGACCAGTCCTTGAGCCGCTCCTTGGCCTCGTTGCGGGCGACCATGAACGGCTGCGCGTCCGTCTCGCTCTTGCGCAGCGCCTTGACCGCCGTGCCCTCGATGACGAACGCCTCGCCGTCGGGCGTGACCACATCGACCACCGTAGACGTAGCCGACGCGCCGATATCGGTCGGCTGCGGGATGTAGATCAGCTTGTAGGTGCCGGTCGACGGCGCCGGGTACAGTTCGACGGTCTGCGCGTTCATGATGAACACGCGCGCCTCGCCGACCTGCCCGAGCCAGTCGTTGCGCTCCTGCTCGGCGATCTCGCGCAAGGTCCGGCGACGGCCGGCGCTGTCGAACACGAACGCCACGCCGATGGTGGCGAGGTGGTCGTCCGGCAGCGCGAAGGTCGAGAGGCTGATGGTCGCCTCGCTCTTGAAGTAGGCGAAGCCGGCCTCGCTCACGATGCCCTGCATTTCGCCGACCATCTCGGAGAGCATGGTCTGCCACTCAGCGTCGCTGACGTGGCTGTCGTTCTCCAAGTCCGCGCGCTGCTTGCATCGCGTGATCAGGTTGGCGATGGTGACGTTGCGGGGCATGGGGCGGCTCCGACGGCGGTGGTAGCGGAAGGCCGAGTCGCACGGCTTGCCCGGTTGGGCGTCGGCTTATGAGGCCGGTCAGGGCGCTCTCCCTGAACATCCGCAGTGGCCCGGCGCTCGCCGGGCGGTCGGTCAGTTGGTCGACTTGGTGCGCTTGAACGCGAAGTCCCAGGCGAGCCACTCGAGCGCGGCGAGGTCGTGCGCTGCGCCGCCGTCGTACATGTACAGGTCGATGTAGCCGAGCGCCGACGCGGTCGGTGCGACGTACGCGCCGAACACGAGATCGACGCCCTTGATGTCGCCGGGCGTGGTCGCCTGGCGGCCGGGCGTGGTCACTCCGGCGAAGGTGTACGGGTTCTTCGCGAAGGTGAAGCGGTACTGCCCCACGCCGATGTACGACACCGTGATGCCCTTTCCGAGCACCTTCGTCGGAGCCGACGCGCCGGTGCCCAGGATGCGAACCCGAACGAGCACGAGCTCGTTCTCGGAACTGCGGGCGAAGGTTTCGTTACCCATGGTGAGGATCCTTCCGCCGCTCAGGCGTAGAACATGCCGCCGGACACCGAGTAGACGCCCGCGACGCTCTGCGCGACCTGCGCGAGCCCGAGGATGAACTCGCTGCCCGCCGGGATGACCACGGGCGGCATGTGGATGATGTCGTGGGTGCCCGACGCGGCCTCGACGTTCGAGGTGCCCAGCGGGTCGGCGCCGAAGATGAAGGTCTTGCTGTCGCCCGCGACCTCGATGCCGTCGCGCAGGAGGCCCTGCATGACGTTGCGGGTGGTCGCGTTCTCGGCCGCGATCACGATCGGGCCGGTGTACGCGGTCAGCGTGTCCGACGCCGCGGTGCTCGAGTCCATGGTCGGGTTGGTGACGGTCAGCGCGACGCCGCCCGAGGTGTAGCGGGTCGTGGTGCCGACCTGCGCGTGGTACAGGATCGAGGTGCCGTTGGCGCCCGCGGTCTTGACGTGCAGCTTGAGCCAGTCGAGGTGCCACCGCTTGGTGGTCGAGGTGGCGAAGTTGCGGAAGAAGATCGCCGCCTTGACGAGCGAGGCGTCCACGTCGGCGAGCACCGGCGCGGCGTGGCCGGCCTCGGTGGTCGCCACGTCGAGGGTGGTGTTGAAGAACGAGAAGTAGTTGCCGTCGAGCGCCATCTGGTGGCGCCACGGCATGGTCGGGACGACGTGCGCCGCGCCGTACCCGTTGTAGCGGGCGTTGACGTTGTTGCCGTCGGCGAGCTTGGTGGGGGCGGTGTTGGAAACCGACCCGAAGAGCAGGTTCTGGGTGAAGTTGCTGGCCATGGTCATGTGCTCCGTGTTCGGGTCAGATCGAGAAAACGAAGAAGCAGCCGGGGGTGCGCTGCCGGTAGTTCCACCAGGCGCGGGCCTGGATCTGGATGCCGTCGCCGGTGGCCGGGGCGAGCCGGACCGACTTCTGGCCGTCGTCGCGGATGATGTGCGGCAGGCCCTCGAGGTGCCGGATGCAGTGCTCCGAGGACAGGACGCCCCAGCCGCGGTTGGTCGGGCAGTCGGCGTCGGCGATGAGCTTCACCGAGCCGGCCGGCGTGGTGACCATGACCGTCTCGTGGAACACGGTCGCGTCGCTCTTGGCCGGGTCCCACACGGTCTTGGCCTGCAGGCCGGTGACGACGGTGTGGAAGGCCATCGGGTTCAGGTACAGCTCGTCGAGCTTGCCGCGCCCCCCGTTGTTCTTCACCTTGAGGCCGCCGAGGCGGATGTTCTCGAGGATCGGGGTGCCGGTGTCGTCGATGCGGGCGCCGGCGAGCAGGCGGACCGCGGTGCTGCGGTTGATGCCGCGGAACGAGTCGCCCGCGGTCGGCGCGACCAGCGGGGTGCAGAGCGCGAGGCCCTCGGCGCACCCGGTGTTCTCGCCGAAGCGGAACAGATAGTCACCGTTCTGCAGGTTGGCCGCCGCCAGGTTGGTCAGCGTGATCGTGCCGGCGTCGTCGTCGAACCCGGCGATGGTGGTCGACCCGGCCCGCGGCGAGGCGCCGGTCGCGTTGTCGTCGCCGATGACCGTCATCCCCTGCGGGAAGTTGCGGACGGTGTCAGCGTCGACGAGCGTGATCACGTTGCCGTTGATCGACGAGATCTGGCCGCGGACGCCTGATCCGTCGCCGTAGAGGTTCAGGGCCATCGAGTTGCCCATCTCCTCGAAGATCGAGTCGGACTGCTCGGTGACGTAGTCGTAGAACGCGCCGCCGTCGGGGGCCGCGTGCAGGTCCTCGCCGATGAGGTTCACGACGCCGTACTTGCTGAAGCGCAGCAGGTACGGCTGCTTGCCGAGGCTGGTCGACACCGAACTGGCGGCGTCGTCGAGGGCGTTGGCGACGCCCTGCGGGTTGCTGGTCTTGATCGAGTAGAACTCGCCCTTGCCGGTGAAGCCGCCCTTGCGCGGCACGCGGTCGAGCAACGGGTGCTCGCGCGTGATCATCTTCATGACCGAGTCGTCGTCGTAGCGGTCCTTGTAGATGTACTGGACCTCGGTGGTGACTGACATCGCTGCTGCTCCGAGTGCGGCGCTGGTGGGCGCGCGCGTAGGGGTGATGCCGCTTGCGCGGCGTCAGCCCCCTACGTGGTTCTCGGGCGGGGCGGCAGTGACTCGATCTGTAGTGTCAGGAGTACACGATCCGGCGCGGGATGCAAGCGCGAAGATCATCCCTCCGCGCCAATCTTCCCGGCGGCCCGATCGCGCATGAACTTCTCGCGCGCCTGCTCGGGCGTCAGCTTCGGTGAGGCCGGCGTCGGGGCCGGGTTGCCGCGGGCGAGGATCTTCGGCGGTGCCGGCGGCGCCCCGGCCTTCTTCGGCGCGGCGGCGGGCGCCGCGGCCGGCGCGGGCGCGGTCGGATCGAAGCCCCACCGCTTCATCTGCGTCACGCGGCGCGACTCGACCTCGGCGGCGACCTCGACCGGGTCCGGCTCGGCGCCGTCGCGCTGCCACATCTCGTGGGCCACCGCGACGAACTCGGCCCGCAGCGCCTTCACGGCCTGCCGAGCCTCGCGGCGCTCGTTGACGGGCGCGGTCCGGTCGGCCGCCTTCGCCTTCGCCGAGGTCAGCGCACGCGACAGGGCCGGATGCTCGTCGCCGATCGCGTCCTCGACTTCGTTGAGGTACTCCTCGACATCGGGCTGCCCGCCGGTGCGCTGCGTGAGCTGCTCGATCCGCTCGTTCTGCTTGGCGACGAGCTCGCGCAGCTCGGCCACGCCGCCGTCGGCCTTCTCGGCGCGGCCGGCGATCTCGCGCTCGCGCTGCATCCGCGCGGCCGTCTCCTTGACCTTCGGGTCCTTCGCGCCCTCGGGCGACAAGGCCCACGCCTCGTAGGCGGCGGCGGCCATGTCCTCGGGGCTCAGGCCGAGGTGCTGCAGCACGGACCCGGGGGCGTACTTGGCGCGGGCGCGCAGCGCCTTGAAGTCCTCCAACTCCTTGCGCGTTGCCTCGATCTCCTTGCGCTCGGCCTCGACTGCGGCGCGCTCCTTGGCGATGGCGGCGGCGGCCTCGGTGCGTTCCTTGGCGATCTGCGCGCGGCGCTTCTCCTCCTCCTTCTGCGAGGCGGCCATGCGCTTGGCGGTCGCGGGGTCGAGCTTCACCTCCGCGGGCTCGGGCGGGGGCGCGTCGGCGGGGTCGGCCTCGGGGGCGTCCGGCTCGACCTCGGGCGCGGCGTCCACCTCGGCGGCCGGCGGTTGCTCGGCCGGGGGCGGTGCGTCAGGCGCAGACTCGGCGGCCGGCTCCTTGCGGAAGGACGAGGCGAAGCGTTCGCGGCCGGCGCTCTTGACCGCGGCCTCGGCGGCTTGGCGGGCGGCGGCATTCGGGCCGGGCGGGGCGATGTCGGCGGGGGCGGGCTGCATAGGTGCTCCTGGTCAGGCGGCGAGCGGGCCGGTGCCCGCGGGAAGGGTGGGCGGTCCCGATGACGGGACCTGCTGCGGTTGGGTCATGGGCGGTTCCATGCCGGGCACGGCCGGCACGTCGACGGGCGACAAGGGCATCGCGCCGGGCCCCATCGGGCCGGCGGCGTTCGCGTTCGCGGCGCCGCGGGTCAGGATGTCGGCGGCGTTGACGCCGTACGCGCGGAGGCCCTCGAGTACGTCCTCGGGGGCGCCGGCGTTGCGGTCGAGCGCGAACTGGCGTTGCGCGTAGACCTGCGCGATCTGCAGGTTGATGCAGAACGGGTCGGGGATGACGGGCTTGCCGTCGCGGATCGACTCGATGTCGAACTCGATCGCCTCGATCGTCGCGGCGTAGAGCGAGCCGGTGCGCTTCAGGTCCGGGTGGGCCAGGAGTTTGCGCGTCTCGTCGAGCGTGATCGCGCCGGCCTGCGACAACTCGAGCACGGTCTGCGTGCGGCCGGCCGGGGTGCGGGCGAGGGTCGACGCGGCGGCGATCATCACCCGCACGTCGTCCATGCACACGTCGCCCCACGGGATGCGGACCGCGCCGTACTTGGTCTGGCGCGACATCTCCGGGGCGTCGTCGCCGAGGTCGCGACACACGTCGAGGATGAGGAGGTCGACCTCGAGCCAGAGGTTCTCGAACTCCTTCTCCTGCATCGCGAACCGCTGCGAGGACTGATCCTTGACCTCGCGGATCGCGACGGCCGACTCGACGCCGGGCGCCTTGACGCCGCGGGCCGCCATCTCGTTGATCCCGATCTCGGCCAGCGCCGACGCGCGGGCGTCGAGGCGGTCCTCGCGCAGCTCGGAGCCGATGACGGTGGGGACGATCGTGGTCGGCTTGCTGCCCTTGAGCGCGACGACGTTGCCGGCCTGCGTGGTCAGGACGGTCGCCTTCGCGTCGATCCAGTCGAAGTACGTTGTCGGGACCGCGTACGCGATCTGCTGCTCGCGCTGGTTGTTGCGGCGGTCGAGCACGATCTGGTGCCGGAGAATCCGCTCAGTCAGGCTGCCGCCGTACCAGGACCCCTCGCGCTCGAAGTAGCGGGCAACCGCGATCCCGAAGTGCGGCTTGTGCCACGGCTCGTCGAGCAGGTCGCAGCCCTCGATGCAGACGATGTGCCGGCCCGGGACGTAGCGGCTCTCGGCCTGCTCCTTCGCGGTCATCTCCTCCCAATCGTCGGGCCGGTCGCCCATCGGCAGGCGGATCGACTCGATGACGTACACGTCATTGCGCGTCTCGCCGAGGCCGCCGCGCGTGCGCCCGCGGGTCGACTGGCCGCCGCGGGCCCTCATGATCTCGGCCGCCTTGTCCGGGAACTGCTGGCACAACTCGTCGCAGTCGTAGTCCTCGGTGCGGAAGTGGAGTTGCTTCGGGGTCGCGCCGTGCGAGCACTCGCGGTCGTCGACGATGATGTCGTCGACCGGGAACGGCTCGACGCGGACGCGCTTGTCCTGGTCGGCGTAGACCCGGACGACGCCGACGCCCTTCTTGGCGCAGTCGAAGAACGCGCGCCGGCACGCGGCCGGGACCTTCGTCCGCGTCGACAACTCGTCGGTGTACTGCTCGAGCAACTCGGCGCGGCGCTGCGTCGACCAGTCGCCGCCCTCGGTCTGGAACCGCGCGTAGATCTCGGTCGCGGCGATGTTGGCGCGGACGGTGTCGATGCCCGTCGCGACGACGTTCTCCTTGATGCCGAGGAGTTTCTTGCGGTAGCTCGGCTGCGTGATCTCGGCGGCCGGGCTGTTCGGGTCGTAGTGCGCCTCAGCGATGAGCATCCGGTCGAAGATGTCGGACTGCCGGCGCTCGACGGTGCGGACGTACGGGATCAGCTTCTCGTGGACGCGCCCCTCGTCGACGTTCCACCACACGTCGGCGTGGCGGGTGCGACGGGCGTTCACGACACGACTCGGCGGTTGGGCCCGAAGGCGTCGTCGAGGTCGCCGAACTTCGGCTCGGGCTCGACCTTGGGCGGCTTCTCCTCGCGCCCGATCGGGGCGTCGGCGGGCGCGAGCGTGGCCGACACGCCGTCGACGGTGATGCTCAGGACGCCGGCCGCGCGCAGCCGGGGCGCGGCGTCGGCGATGTCGCGCAGTTGGTCGAGCAGCGGGGTGTTCTTCTTCACGGCCATGAGTCATCTCCGGGGCTGTAGGGGTCAGCGGTGAGCGCGATCAGCCAGTCGGGCGCGTCGGCCTGGTGCGCGCGGTCGGGCGGCGGCTCGACGTGGCGCCGGGTCGAGGCGTTGGCCCGGGTCACGACGGGCTTGAGCTCGCCGACCGCCGCACCCGTCTCGAAGAGGTGCGCGATCAACTTCCGGCCACCGACCGCGCAGTCGGCCGAGTGGTTGCGCGTGCCCTTGCGCTCGACGAGCTGCTGAAACTGATCGACGGTCCACTGCAGCGACCGCATCTGCTTCTCGAGCCACGACCCCTTGAGCACCTTGAACCGGCCCTCGACGAGATCACCGTTGAGCAACTCGATCCCGCCGTGCTTCTCCTCGCGCGTGCGCTTGGCCTGCACGCACTTGACGCCGTAGACCTTCCACATCTCGTCGATGAGCGTCTGATCCGAGTCGCAGACACCGCCGAGCGGCCACCCGAGGACGCCGTACGGGCTGAGCGGGTCCGGGGCGTCGGGCGGTCGCGGCTCGGCCGGTGCCGCTTCCGCGGTCGGGGCATCGGGCGCGGCCAGGATCCCGTCCACGTCCTTGGCCTCGCGTGCCCCGAGGAGGAGGCACGCGACCTGCCGCGCGTACAGCCGCTTCTGCTCGTGGCAAAAGACGTGATAGATGCGCTTCTGCGGGTCGGACGGCGAGAACGCGAAGCCGTTGATCGCGAACTCGTCGGCGCTGCCGCGGTCAAGCGCGACGACCCACAGCCAATCGGTTCGGTCGGTCGGCAGCCGCGCGACCTTGAGCGGGCCGACGCGCTCCGGGTCCCACACGTTCCACGGGGTCACGCCGTCGGAGAGGTACGCGCGGAACTTGAACATCGCGTCCGTCGCGTCCTCGGCCCAGATCCCGAGGTACTCGCGCAACCACACCGGCTCGCTGTCGGGCCATGCCTTCTCGGCCTTCGTCGCGAGCGCCTCCTGCCAGTTGAGCCGGATCGCCTCGACGAACTGCGCGGCGTCGGCGACGTTCCAGGCGTGCGACGACCAGCCGCGCCAACCGGGCGGGCGCTTGTCGCGCTCGGCGTGCGGCGAGTGGCTGCCACCGGGGCGGGTGTGCTCGTAGAACGGCCCGACGAGGTTGTGGCTCGGCGAGCCGATCATCAGGATCCAGCCGTGGCGCTCGCCGAGGCGGGGGCGGATGCCGCGGTCGATGAACCACTCGAGCAGCTCGGAGGCCCACGACGCGGCCTCGTCGATGACCACGGCGTCGTACGGGATGCCGCGGTACTTCTCGACGGCAGGCTTGTCGTCGGCGCCCGCGAGCTTCAACGTCGAGCCGTTGGCCGCGAACGTGATCGTCAGGCGCGTCTCGTTGATGCGCGCGTCGATCCCGAGCTTGGCGATGATGTCCTTGAACTTCTCCCACGCGATGTCGCGCGCGTGCTCCTTCGTGTCGGTCACGAACAGGCACTTCGCCCGCGGCTTGATGCCCATCGTGATGAGCAGCGCGGCCTCGGACACCGTCGTCTTGCCGCCGCCGCGGCCGACGAGGACCGCGAGCAACTGCACGACGACGCCGAGCCCGGCCATGATCTCGTCGACCACGGCGAGTTGGTACGGGTGGCAGGACGAGCGCAGCCGCTCGATCCACGGCACCGCCCACGCCGCGTCGCGCGTGTACGTCCGCCGGCCCGCCTTCTCGGCGTCCCACGGGCGGCTCGTGTCGTTGGGGTTCTTGGGCTTGGTCACGTAGGTCCGCAGCCGTTGCCGGCTGTGCGGTCCCTACGTGGTTCGCGGGTGGGACGGGCTTGGTGTTCTGTCTACACGATGCGCGAAGATCGCGCGGGGTTCAAGCGCGGAGTCAGGCCGGGGCTCCACCGGCCGCGAGCACGACGCTCGCGCGGAAGCCGAGCACCTCAGGCGCCTCGTCGTCGGGCACCGGGCCGCGCGCCCACTCGACCGCGGCGGTGAGCGTGGCGATGTCGCGGTGCCGGTCAGCGATCGAGCGCGTGTTGAGGAACGCGAGGTAGTCGAGCGCGTCGCGGCGCTGCCGCTCGTCCTTGCGCTGCTGCGCGCGAGCGGCGGCGCGGGCGACGATCGGCAGGGTGAGTGGGTCGATGGTGGTCACGGCGCGGGCGCCTCGGGGTGCTCGGTCAGCGAGAACCGCCACGACGCCGACGGCTGGATCTCGACCAGATCGCCGGCGCGGTGGCGGGCCTGCGCGTTGGCCTCGACGAGCAGGCTGCTCGCCGGCGGGGCGACCGCGAGGACGTGGACCCACAGGCGGCCCGGGTTGGCGTCGATGACCTCGACGGTCATCACGAACGTCTCGTCCTTGCCGCGCCGCTCGTAGACGGACACGGCCCGGCCCATCAGCGGGTGGCTCACGACGACGCCCCCATGGTCTTGCGCTGCCAGTAGCAGACCGAGCAGTCCACCTCGATCCAGCCGTCGGGCTTGCGGTTGAGATCGCCGCCGGCCTTGAAGTGGAGGATCCAGATGACGCGGCGGCGCTCGTCGAGCAGGATCGAGTGGTACTCGCTCTGCGTCGGCTCCTTCGCGGTCACGCCGTTCGTGCCGCCGCTCGCGGTCTTGCCGGGGATCGGGATGCTCTCGCCGTTGCGGAACGTGACCTTCGCAACTGGGACGAGCCGGTCGGGCGGTGGCGCTGGGGCGCGGTCAGGCGGCGTCTGGTTCTGTTGCTTCTGCGGTTCGGCCATGGGCGATGGTCCTCTCGTGGGGCGGTCGGCCGAGGTGCGGGCACCATACGGCGTTGGGGATCTTGTCGGCGAGATCGTCGACGGTCCGGGTGTGGCAGACGTGGGCGAAGTCGGCGCGCGGGTCGATGCCGGCGCGGGCGAAGAGGGCGCGGGCGATGCCGTTGCGACGGTAGTTGCCCTTGATGTAGACGCAGAACACCAGCGCGAGCGGGCCGCCGTCGGCGAGCTGGTAGACGGGCCGGCGGGTGTACGTGTTCGGGATGAGCTCGACGGCGTGCGGCTTGAAGGCGATCCAGCCGAACAGGTCGGCGACGCGGTCGGTCTTGTCGGCGTCGCCCGCCACCAGCACGGACACGTCGGGGCGCGCGATGATGGCCGGCACCGAGTCCCACACCGCCGTCCGCCAGGCCGCGGGCGTGATCGGCGAGATCTCGCGCGGCTTGTGCCAGCACGTCGACCACGTCGCCGCGATGAAGTCGTGGTCCGTGGCGATGGCGGGGCGGATGACGAGCCTCATCGGCGCACGCCCCGCTGCCGCGCCTGGTCGCGCTCGTAGTCGCGGCGGACCTTGCGACGCTCGGCCCGCCACTCGGCGACCGACTGGCCCTGCTCGAAGATCTTGCGCGAGTCCATCGCGAACGGCGTCGGCGGCGCGTCGCTCTTGCCGGTGCCGCTCTCGACGCAGATCGCCATGCGCGTGACGATGCGCTGCTCGAGCGTGCGCTCCGACGGGGCGCCGCACGCGGGGCACGGGCGCGGGTCGCGCGAGGTCGCGAGGTCGACGACGAGATCGAACGGCCCATGAACGTCGCAGGCGTACTCACGCCGGCCGGTGGGCTCGCCGCTGAGTTTGATGGTGAATGTGCTCATCCCAGCGCGTTCCCCTCCTTGTCGCCGCTGAGCCACTCCATCAGCGTCGCCCGGTCGTCGGGCCCCATGTCGCTGATCGACTTCTGCAGCATGGCCATGGTCGGCTTCCGCCGGGTCGCCGCCTCGCGGGCCCGGTTGACGCGGCCGAGGATCTCGCTCGCCTTCTCGCACAACTCGACGACCACGGACAGTGCGTCATCATCGACGGTCAGGCGCGCGGTCATGCTGTCCATCGACGACTCCATCGCGCCGACGCCGACCGCGATGAGCGTTTCAAGGCGCGACGGGACGTTGAGGATCTCCGCGTCGGTCGGCGGGGGCGCCTTGCCGCGGCGGGTGCGCGGGGCGGTGTGGTCGGGGCTCATGGGGCGCCGTCCCCGTAGCGGGCGCGGACGATCGGATGGTTGGCCGGCGCGATGACCCACGCCCCAGACGACAGCGCGAATGCTCCGTCGGCGGTGAACGCGACAATCTCGCCGTCGCAGTAGGAGACGCTCTGCACTGGCGTCGCGTTCGGCAAGGGCGGAAGCGAGTAGTACGTGCGACGCTCGACGTGATCGGGCGAGTGCCACACGTCGACGCGCGTCTCGGTGCCGAACGAGGAGCGCGGGCGCCGATGCCGGTTGCGGGCTGAGCGGCGGTTCATGGCGTCCGGTCCTCGTCGCCGGGGTCGTGGTCGATCGCGATGACGTGCCGCGGGCCGCTGTAGATGCGGAAGTGCTCGACGACTTCGATGGTTCCAACCGGCGTCGACCCGGCGAATGGGCGACGCATCTTGAACAGCGGGTGCTCG